TGATGTACACTCTGGAGAATACACTACAGAAAACACATACGATAACGATTTTGTAATAATATGAGAAAAGTAAATAAAATGGCAAAAAAAAGATATAATAGTAAACCGTTGCCAAAAGCAGAAAAAGGAAAGATACATATAGTTAATATGTCATCTTATACGCGACCTGAAATCAAAGAACAATACAATAGAGATTGGGTAGAATACGGAGACGATAACAACTATTTTAATTATTTAATAAATAGATATAATGGAAGCCCTACAAATAATGCTGCTATAAATGGTATTGCTGAAATGATATATGGTAAAGGGTTAGACGCAGTTGATAGTAAAGAAAATGAAAAGGACTATAAAGAGATGAAGGAACTCTTTACTAAAGACTGTATGAAAAAAATATGCTATGACTATAAAATGATGGGTCAAGCTGCACTTCAAATAATCTATTCTAAGGACAGAAAAAAGATTGTGCAAGTAGAACATATACCTGTAGAGACGTTAAGGGCAGAGAAAGCAAATAACAAAGGTCAAATACAAGGCTATTACTATGCAAAAGATTGGTCAGAGATTACATCTAAGCTAAGTCCTAAAAGAATACCTGCTTTTGGCACAAGTAATGCAGGATTAGAAATATTATATATTAAACCTTATAGAGCTGGGTTTTATTATTATTCACCAGTAGATTATCAAGGAGGTTTACAATATGCCGAATTAGAAGAAGAGATAGCGAACTATCATATAAATAATATACAGAATGGTCTTGCACCAAGTATGCTTATAAACTTTAATAATGGTGTTCCTACAGAAGAACAGAGAAGTTTGATTGAGCAAAACATTCAAGAAAAGTTCAGTGGGTCTTCTAATGCTGGTAGATTTATATTGGCGTTTAATGATAGCAAAGAACTGTCTGCAAGTATTGAGCCAGTTATACTAAGTGATGCACATGAGCAATATAAGTTTCTTAGTGATGAATCTATGAGAAAAGTAATGGTATCACACAGAATTGTATCGCCTATGCTTGTAGGTATAAAAGACAATACTGGTTTAGGTAATAATGCTGAAGAATTACAAACAGCATCTTTACTTATGGATAATACAGTTATTAGACCAATGCAAGTTACTATACTAGATGAACTAGAAAAAGTATTGATGTACAATGGAATTGAATTAGATATATACTTTAAAACATTACAACCTTTAGAATTTACTGATCTTACAAATGCTATTACAGATGCAGAGATAGAAAAAGAAACAGGAATAAAAAAGGAAGATAGTGAAGAAATAGAAGAACAAATAAATATAGAAGAATAATGGCAACAGCACTATTTATAAAAAGGTCAGATTTAGTTAAAAACACTGCATTAAGTTCAAATGTAGATACAGATAAATTTATACAGTTTATTAGTTTGGCACAAGAAATTCATGTACAAAATTATTTAGGCACAGATTTATACGATAAAATAAGTTCTGATATAATAGCAGGAAGTTTAAGTGGAGATTACTTGGCTTTAGTTAATGACTATATACAACCAATGCTTATACACTTTGCTATGGTAGAATACTTGCCATTTGCAGCATACTCTATATCAAATGGTGGTGTATATAAACACAATTCTGAAAATAGTCAGATCGCAAACAAAGAAGAAATAGATTTCTTAATTCAAAAAGAGAGAGATTTTGCTGAGTATTATGCTCAAAGATTTATAGATTACATGACTTATAATGCACCATCTAAATTTGATGAGTATTATAGTAATTCTAATCAAGATATTTACCCAGACAAAGACACAGGATTTCACGGATGGGTATTATAAAAAAGAACTACAAACCTAAAAAGGTTAACGTAAAAAAATTATTAACTTATTTAAAAAAGAAAGATAATGGCAAACACAATAAATTGGGCAGAGATATACTGTAGCACCGAGTGGGGTGATACTGCAAACGAGAACACTTTACATATTGATTCACAACCAACTTGTTTTGAATAATGGCTACACTTTCAGGAAATAAAATAAAAGACACTTATCAGTCGCTTGTAAAGTTCTCTGATAACGGAAATATAACAGTTGGTGCTAAACAATTAACTGATGGTTTTGGTAATAACTCACCTATATTTGTTTCTACTACACAAGTAGGAATAGGGGTAACACCTGAATCAGGATTAAACCTTCACGTTTATGGAGATGCTAAGATAGGTAGCAATCTAACAGTTATTGGAAACTTAGTAGTAGAAGGAAGCACTACAACAGTAGGAACAGACACACTCACAGTAAAAGACCCTTTAATTGTACTGGCAAATAATAATACTTCTACAGACGCAGTTGATATAGGTTTTTATGGTAAATATACTCCTTCAGGTACTACACTATATTCAGGACTGTTTAGAGAAGCTCTAACAGGCAAATATAGATTATTTAAGGATTTACAAGTTGAACCTACTACAACAGTTAATACAAGTGGAACAGGATATGCTCAAGCTACTTTAATTGCTGCTTTAGAAGGAAACGTAACAGGTAATGTTACAGGTAATCTGACTGGTAATGTAACAGGTGGAACAATATCAGGTACTACAGGAACATTTAGTGGGGATGTAGATATTGACGGAACATTAGATGTAGATGATGTAATAAGTGTTGAAGGTTCTGCTTTTGGTAGAATAGAAATAGGAGGTGCTTCAGGTGGATATATAGATTTAAAAGCACCTAATTCAGATGATTATGATTTTAGAATTATTACAAGTTCTGGTGGTAATGAAATAACTACGGCTACAGGAGACTTAATATTTAATACAGCAGAAACATTAGCATTAACGATAGACACTTCACAAAATGCTAATTTTGAAGGTGAACTTCAAATACCTTCATATATAAGACATACTGGCGACACAAATACTTATATTGGATTTTCTGCAAATGATACTATAGATTTAGTTACTGCTAGTAATGTAGTATTACGAATTGATAGTTCAAATAATGCAACTTTTTCAGGAGATATTACTGCAGTTAGTTTTACTGGTAACTTAACAGGAAATGTAACAGGTAATGTAACTGGAGATTTAACAGGTAATGTAACTGCAACTTCTGTATTAGCAGATGGGGTTACAGCTACTACTCAATCAGATGGAGACAATAGTACTAAAGTAGCTACTACTGCTTATGTAGATACTGCTATAGAAGGACACGATACATTATCTGAAGTACTTGCAGGTGGTAATACTACAGGAGGAACAGACATAGCTATAACAGCAGGAGACAAGATAACTAATTTTACATCTACAGGTATTGATGATAATGCTGCTTCTACAGCAATAACAATAGACAGTTCACAAGATGTAACATTTGCAAGTGATATTAGTTTTGCAGACGACAATAAAATTTTGTTAGGAGATGGAGATGATGTAGAAATGTATTGGGATAGCAATGGAGCATTTGTAATAGATATAGCTCCTTTTCAACAAGGTATGCTTATAGTAAGCAATACACTTCGTGCAAGTAGTGGAACTTTTGATTATATAGATTTTAACCAAGCAGAACTTGAGTTCTTTTCATTAGGAAATGAAAAATTTAAAGTTCATCAAACAGGTGTAACTGTTACTGGGGTAGCAAGTATTACTGGTAATACTACAATAGGAGGTGATTTAGCAGTAGACACAGATACTTTATTTGTAGATGTTTCAGAAGATTCTGTTGGTATTGGTTTGACTAATCCTAGTGACTATTCTGCTGATGAATTAGTTATAAGTGTGCCTGATGATAGTGGAATGACTTTAGTTAGTGGAACTACAGATACAGCTTATATAAGATTTGCAGATGGTACTGGTGCAGCAGACCAAGCAAACTTTATTTCACACGACCATAATACAAACACTTTAACTGTTTTTTCACAAGCTAAAGTTTCTATAGGAATACTAGAAGCTGAAGTTGCATACTTTACAGATACTAATTTTTATGTAGATAAATCTACAACTATTGATGATAATTTGTTTGTTGATGGAAACGTAGGAATTGGAGAACCAGCTTCACAAGGTAAATTAGATATATTAAATAATGGGGATTATGATTCTCATACAGGACACGGATTAGCAATAAATTCATACGCAGGCAATGCTTATACATCTATGTATATGGGTGCTGATGATACTATTGATGCTGCTTATATACAATCAGCAGGAAGAAATACATCTTTTACTACTAAGGCATTACTATTAAATCCAAATGAAGGAAACGTAGGAATTGGAGAAACTAGCCCTGATACTATTTTACATATATCTGATGGAAACACAAGCGACCCGAGTACAGATGCACCTGTAATAAGATTACAAAACACAAGTCAAGACTGTAATAC